GAAGACAACAGAGTCAGAAAACTCGACTACAGCATCCAGTTAAGTAAGTTATTCTATGAACGTTTTATCCAAGATAAAGAAATCTCGTTATTTTCCCCTCATGATTGTCCTAACCTGTATGAGAGTTTTGGGACCGATGATTTTGATAGGTTATACTGCCAGTACGAAAATAATAAATCCATCCCCAGAATCACAGTTGGAGCACAAGAACTTATCCTCGACTTATTAAAGGAGAGAGCAGAGACTGGACGTATCTATATCATGAATATAGATCATTGCAATACTCATTCTTCATTTAAGGATAAGGTAGAGATGAGTAACCTTTGTCAAGAGATTACATTACCTACATATCCTATCCAACATATTGATGATGAGTATGGAGAAATTGCCCTTTGTATTTTAAGCGCAGTTAACGTGGGTAAGATTAGATCTGATGAAGAATTGGAGGATTTATGTGATCTTTCAGTTCGTGGACTAGAGGAGTTGATTGATTATCAGAAGTACCCTGTAAAGGCAGCAGAACTTGCTACAAAGGCACGTAGAAGTCTTGGGGTAGGATTCATTGGTCTTGCACATTATCTTGCCAAACTTGGGTTTAAGTATGATTCTCAAGAGGCATGGGATGCAGTTCATGGACTATCAGAATCTTTTCAATATTATCTCTTAAAAGCATCTAATAAAATTGCAGAAGAGAAAGGACATTGTGAAAACTTTGGACGCACCAAGTATGCTGATGGAATCCTTCCTATCGATACATATAAGAAAGACGTAGACGAACTTTGTTCACAACCACTATCACATGATTGGGAATCTCTTAGGACATCTATCTTGGAACACGGTCTCAGGCACTCAACATTGTCTGCACAAATGCCATCGGAGAGCAGTTCCGTTGTGTGCAATGCCACAAACGGAATCGAACCACCTAGAGATTACTTGTCCATTAAGAAATCAAAGAAAGGACCACTTAAGCAGATTGTTCCATCTTATGGGTCTTTAAAAAATGCTTATACGTTACTTTGGGATATGCCTGGCAATACTGGTTATATTAATGTGGTTGCAGTTATGCAGAAATTCTTTGACCAAGCGATTAGTGGAAACTGGTCTTATAACCCAGAGCATTACGAAGGTTCTGAAGTTCCTACTAGTGTAATGGCACAAGATTTGTTAACAACCTATAAGTATGGATGGAAAACCAGTTACTATCAAAATACTAATGATATGAAAACTGATGAGGTTGCAATTTTGTCTAACAATGATGAAGTGGGTATTCAAGGGAAGTCTAAGTTAGGAGGTCTCTTGGATGAATTAAGTACTGCTAACGAGGAGGAGTGTGAGTCCTGTGCCATCTGAAATTAAAGGAATGACCGTCTTCAATACGCAAGACGTTAACACAAAGAAACAACCCATGTTTTTTGGTGCTCCATTAGGAGTTCAAAGATATGATAATTTTAAGTATCCTCAGTTTGAGAATTTAACTAAATCCCAGTTAGGATATTTTTGGAGACCAGAAGAAGTTTCGTTACAGAAAGACCGTGGAGACTATCAAACATTACGTCCAGAACAAAAGCACATCTATACAAGCAATCTTAAATACCAGATCATGCTTGA